GCGAGGTCTGCGATGAGCCCGGTGGAGGTCCCGAAGGACAGGGCCTGTTGCTCGGTGGTGTTGGCGCCTGCGATGGGCAGCTTGACGGCCTTTCCGGCCGGTGTGAACTCTCCGCCGTTGGGGGCGGCCCCATCGATGAACAGTTGAGTTTCGTTGGCGCCGTACCTCCAGGTGATGGTCGGGGTGTCCGCGTTGCGGATCACCGGCGCCACGTTGCCGATGGAGATTTGGACGGCCTCGCCCTTCTGCGGGAAGGGGAGGCAGCTGGTGAAGTAGTCGTGCCGCTTCGTTCGCCTGACGAGGGCGTAGGTTTCCGGTGTGTCGGGCCCGTCGTCTACGGGCACGTCGAGTGAGTCCTGCAGGTTCTGGTCTCGGAACCACTCGTTGAAGATGAGGTTGTAGGCGCGCGGGAAGAGCGCGCTGACCTGGAGCTGTGGGATCTGGCAGGGGATGCCGAAGTAGTCCCAGATGGTGTTGCGGTCGAAGCCGGCTTCGCCGCTGTTGACGATGGGCACCAGGAAGTCCGTGGAGTCGCCCGGGTTGGTTTGCTCGCCGCAGAACCGCTGCCAGTTCTCCCAGAGGAGGCGGTTCGGGACGAAGAAGAAGAAGAGGTCCATGTGCAAGTTGTCCATGATGGGGACGAGCGGCGTTGCGAGCCGCGCGAAGATGGACGCTCTCAGCTTGTAGGTGTCGCCGGGGAGGGCCTCGTCGACGTAGACGGGGATGAGGAAGCCGGCGTCGAAGGCGGTCTTGTGGCCGTGGCTGCGGTTGAACGTGGAGCGCGGGATTTGTGCTCTCGGGACCTGGCTGAAGCTGTGGTTCTCTCTTGCCATTGGGTGACTCCGTTTGGGTCTAGAGGCCCCCCAGGTGATGGGGGGTCACCGGGGGGCCCGCGGCCGGCACGCACTATCACTCCTTGATGATATAGTGCGTACTGACAGCTATTGGAAATTGCTGTCTTTTTTGTGTGTCTCGGTGGCGTAAGTCCGTGGAATCAGGTATTCTGCCGTCTAGAGCCTGCCTTTCTCGGAGAGGATGAGCGGTGGTGGTACGGTTCGTGCGTCAGAGGCGTTCGCGGCGGGCTCATGGGCCCGTGCTGTGCGGAGCTTGCGGAGCCATGCCTTTGGCCCGTGGTGCCCTGCGCGTGCGCGTGGCGCGTGGCGTGTCACCGCTCTCGCGTGACGGCAGGCGTGTTCGGAGACGGCTGGGTGCCGGGGACCGGCACGAAGACGGATGAGAGCCATCCGAGGATGCTGGTGACGACGGCGATGATGAGGTTCTGCCACTTCCAGTTGATGACCATCTGGTATCTCCCGTGTACGTGGAGGTGCCCCCTACTTGGTAGCGGGCGTGGGCGGAGGGGCATCGGGCTTGGGGTTGTCCACGAGTCGGACGAGTTGCGGCGTCTCTGGTGGCGGCGGCGCTGGGATGAGGCCGAGCTTGACGGCCTCGTCGCGGTTGGCGGTGTTGAGGACGAACATCAGGAGTTCGGCCGGGCTGTTGTTGAAGCGGTCCCGGAGTTGTGACGGGAGGCCGTCGAACTGGTCTTGTGCGGCCCGGAGCTGGTTTACGGCGCTGTGGTAGTCTTCGATGTCCGTGAAGTCGCCGAAGATGGGTGTGCCTACCGGTCTCGGTGGTGGGATCCCGAGCTTGGTGTAGCGGGCGACTACGTTGCGGAGGTTGCATTCCTCCTTGAAGCTCTGGCGGGTGAGGCTCGGAGCGGTGAACTTCACCGTGGTCTTGGGGCCGAGGCGGGTCACTTGGAGCCTCCGGCCTTGTTGGTGATCTTGCTGATGTGGTCGACCAGGTCGAGCTGGGTTTCTTTCTTCGGTTCGAGCACCTCGAAACCGTGGCAGATGGTGATGGCGTTGTCCAGATCGTCGTGCCTCCCGGTCTCGTCGTCGTAGGTGCCGAGGGAAACGAGGCTGTAGTCGTGCGGGTGCATGTTGTAGGTCGACCGCGGGCTGTTGACGACGTCGTGGAAGATGCGGCGGGCGACGGCTTCGTTGGGTGCGAAGAGGGGGAGGCTGAAGGATGCGGCCTTGGTGTCGTAGATGGCGTAGACCTGGCTGATCACGTTGACTCCAGTTTGCGGCGTAGGAGGTTTGTGGCGGACGTCTTGACGTGCTCTCGGACGATGAGGCGTGACCCGGTGTTGTCGATGCTTGCTGCAGCTGCGCGGCGGCGGCGTTCTTTGACGAGGCGGTATTGCAGGCGCCGATGCTTCTCCAGGTGGTCGTCGTAGTATCGCGGTGGCTTTCGCTCTTTTCCGTTCACGATGACGGAGTCGTGCTGGTAGACTTCTGGTGCGTATTTGGTGATCCAGCCCTTGCCGATGCCAGGGCGGCGGCTCATGCGTAGAAATTCGGGGTGACGGCCCTGGTAGTGAGCTTCAGCAGCTGGGCCGATGACCTTCTTGAGCGAGTAGCGGGCCACGTAGGCTGCCGAGCGGTGTGTGACCTGTCCGATCATTACGTTGCCGTGCCCCCAAAGCGTGTTGATTTCGGCACTCGTACTGAGGGTACTATCATAGCACACGGCGTCGGTAATGTCAATCCCCCAGATCAAGGCGTGGTAGTGCGGTCGTTGCAGTTGTTCGCCGTATTCACCGCAAGCGAAGAAGCGCAGCGGGCCCTTGTGGAAGCGGAGGCGCTTGAGGAAGTCCTGTAGGTCCTTTGGTCGGAGGCTGCCACCTGGTGGAAGGTGCTGTTCGTCGTAGGTGAGGGTGAGGAAGTAGCTCGACTTGTGGAGGTCGGTCTCGTGCATACAGCGGATAGCCCAGTCTGAGGCTCGCTTGAGCTGGCACCCGATGCAGCTTCCGCAGGGTATCTGTGCGTGGCGTCGTTCGTGGGGTCCCGCCTCCGGCCTGAGTACGAGTGGGCGCTTCCCCGTGTCGGGGTTGCGTTCCTTGGCGTACCAAGCCGGGAGCGGGTGGTAGCAGGGCACGGTTTAGAGCCGGATGCCGCCGCGCATCGGGGTTGCCCGGAGGTTCTTCCGGTGAACGCGGAGTGCGTTCTTGGTGAAGCTGCGCTTGTCGCGGCGCTTGTTGGCGCGCTTGCGGAACTTCATGGTTACTTCCTCCTGAGGCGCTGTGCGGCCTCTCTGGGTGTCTCTCCCTTGCGGGCAGAGTCTCTGTAGAACTGCTCTACGGTGGGTGGTCCGTGCATCTTCAGCTGTTGCGCGCTGGCTGTGCCTCCTGGGACGATTCCGACTCCCTTGGCCCAGGCGGCGCCTGGGCCGATGATGTGCTGCTTGATGCGCTCGCTGAGTAGCTCGACCAGGCCGGAGGGAAGGTCCGCGGCCGCGGCGCCGGCGCCTCCTTGTTCGAGCCAGCGCATGAGTTTGTTGAGGCCCTTCGCGCCCGTCTTGAGGAGCGGGGCGAAGAGTTCGGCGATGTTGGATTTGCCCTCGGTAGCCGAGAAGCCCTTTTCGACGTCCCTTGCCTGGTTTGCGTGGAGTGCCGCGGTGACTTCTGCGAGCTGGCGTTGCGCGGCCAGGACCTGCATCTCGTAGGCGTTCTTGGCTGTGTCGGAGTCGACTTTTCGTGCCTGGGCCTCGGCGAGGATGGTTTCGTTGTGCAGGCGCTTCTGGTCGATGGCTTTGAGTCGGGCGGCCGAGGCGATGCCTTCGCCGACGGCGCCCATTCCGGGGTCTGCTCTGGCGCTGGCTCCTGGGGGCGTGGATGCCCCCCCACCCTTCATGGCTGAGAGGATGGGGTTGAGGCCCGCGGCGCGGAGGTCGGCGACTTCGCGCTGGTGGGCCGTGTTGCTCATGCGCTCTTGGAACTTCATCTGCTCTCGGGCTGAGTGGAATCCGAGGGCGGAGCCGAGGATTCCGGCTCCGCTCTGGATGGCCCCGCCCATGAGGATGGCGCTTCCGGGGTCCATTGCGTTGCTCCTAGAAGTGGTCGATGAGGCCGGGGACGCTGTAGGTGGGCATCGGCCTGGTGCAGGCGATGGCGAAGTGGCTATCGAAGAGGAAGTGGGGTTCTCCCTGGACGGCGATGACGCGGTCCACCGGAGGGTTCTCTTCGATGAACTGGTGGCTGAGCGTGGGGCGAGCGTCGAATTCCTGGCTGAGGTGCCAGACGTCGAGTGACTGAGGGTGTGTGCTGTTGAGGATGCCGGTGATCCGGCTCGGGAAGTAGCGATACTCGGCGTAGCGCTCCTGGTACCCGAAGACCTCCTCGTCTTCGACCTGGTCGCCGGTGGCGTAGAGCTCGCGCATGAGGACGGGCTGTTCTCCCAGGTGGGCGAAGGCTGGCCAGTAGAAGTCGAACCGGTCCCGCCGGCTCCACATCTTGTTGAGGCCCTGCTGGTAGGTGAGGTCGGCCCTGACCATCGCGAGGCCGATGATGACTCCGTGTTCGACGAAGCTCTTGCAGAAGCCGATGCCCTTGCCTGCGGCGATGCCGTAGCCCGCGAGGCTGCCCTTCTGGTTGAGGGTGCCGGTGACCGATGAGCTGGTCTGGGTGACCGGGTTGATGTTGACCGGGATGCTTCCGCCCCCGAGGTACTCGGGGCGCTGGAGCCTGGCGTCGGGGCTGACGACGCCGAAGTGGGCTCTGAGGATTTCCGTGTAGCGGGTGCCGCCGCGGGCGTCGCGCTCTAGGAGGCGCTGCACCTGGAATGCGTTGCGGAGGTCGTTGATGGTTGCGGCCTCGGCGCTTGCGAGGTCTGCGATGAGCCCGGTGGAGGTCCCGAAGGACAGGGCCTGTTGCTCGGTGGTGTTGGCGCCTGCGATGGGCAGCTTGACGGCCTTTCCGGCCGGTGTGAACTCTCCGCCGTTGG